CAGATCGCGGCCTCGATCCGCGAATGGGGGTGGACTTCGCCGGTGCTTGTGGACGAAGCCGGAACGATCATTGCGGGCCATGGCCGCGTGCTGGCGGCCCAGCGTCTCGGTCTGGCCGAGGTCCCGGTGATGGTGGCGGCCGGCTGGTCCGAGGCCAAAAGGCGAGCGTACGTTATCGCCGACAACAAGCTTGCACTGAATGCGGGCTGGGACGAGGAGTTGCTGCGACTTGAACTGGGCGAGCTGAAGGGCCTGGGCATCGATCTGGGTCTAACCGGCTTTGGCGAGCTCGAGCTGGAGAAGTTGCTGCTCGGCACCGAAGGTGACGGCGACCCGGACGAGGCCCCCGAGCCGCCGGCCGAGCCGGTCAGCAAGCCCGGCGATCTCTGGATCTGTGGCGAGCACCGGGTCCTGTGCGGCGATGCGACGGTCCGCGCCGATGTCGAGAAGCTCCTGGACGGGGAGCTTGCCGACATGGCCTTTTGCGATCCACCGTACGGGGTGAACTACGCCAACTCGGCCAAGGACAAGCTGCGCGGCAAGAACCGGCCGATTCTGAACGACAACCTCGGAGAGGGCTTCGGCCCGTTTCTCCAAGCCGCGAGCGCCAACATGCTCGCTGTTACCAAGGGCGCGATCTACATCTGCATGTCGTCGTCGGAACTCGACACGCTGCAGAAGGCCTTCCGCGAAGCCGGCGGCAAGTGGTCGACCTTCGTGATCTGGGCCAAGAACACTTTTACGCTCGGCCGTGCCGACTACCAACGCCAGTACGAGCCGATCCTGTACGGCTGGAAGGACGGCGCCGAACACTACTGGTGCGGCGCGCGCGATCAGGGCGATGTCTGGTTGTTTGACAAGCCCCACAAGAACGATCTGCACCCGACGATGAAGCCGGTGGCACTGGTAGAGCGCGCCATTCGAAACTCATCGAAGAGCCGCGACATCGTGCTCGATCTGTTTGGCGGCTCCGGCACGACGTTGATCGCGGCAGAGCGGACGGGCCGACGCGCGCGATTGCTTGAACTGGATCCGAGGTACGTCGACGTCATAGTTAAGCGTTGGCAGTCAGTCACTTCAGGGTGCGCCGTAATGGCCCAGACCGGTCAACCCTTTGACGCTGTTGTGCCCAGCTAGCCAAGCGTTGATTTGAAAGCTCGATAACGCCAAGGGCATTGGCGATGTAGCCAGCATCTCCGGATTCCAGGGCGTCGGCCAGAAGTTCCGCCTGGGAGTCGAGTGAGCTGATGTATCGAGCTGCATCAAAAGGGGTCGTCTTGGTTGCCATTCTATCCAATGCCCTGGGTTCCGGTCAGGTGCCGAGCAGTGCTCGTAGATCTTTCAGCAGCAGAAAGAGATGATAGGCATCGGTTGGGCTCGGCTCGAAGTCAAATGACGCATACCAAGCACGAGCCTCATCGTCCTTGGCGTGGACCAGGAGCGCACGAATGCCGGCGATTTCAGCTGCCTGAGCAGTACGGAGCAGCGCGTCTTTGAGCAGAGCCTTGCCGAGACCGCGCCCCTGCTCGGATCGATCGATGGCGAGGCGAGCGAGCAGCATCACGGGGATCGGATGCCGGGCGAGCCCCTTGCCGACACGCTCGGGGGCATCCGCATGCTCGACGGCGCCAACGCAGAGGCTGTAATAGCCGACGACGCGCCCGTCTCCGCGACAAACGACGTATTTCTGGGCGCTGCCCGATTTTTGGTTCGTCAGAGCAAACCGCTTCAGGAAGCGATCAAGCGGCTCCTTCCCGCAGTCGAACCCATCGATCGAATGGGACGCGGTAAGTTTTTCGACCTGGCTAAGCGCCCCAGCTTCGGACGTCACTCAAGAACGCTCTTCACGTTCAGCAGTCGGGCGAGGCGAGGCTTCTTGACAACCGGACGGTCAAGCACGTTTTGGAAGGCCTGCCACTGCGCATCGTCGAGCTGAAACAGCCGACGGTCTACCAGCGCCTCCTCGGCTGCGGTGATGCCGGCTTCGAGCAAGAACTCGGTGACGTTCTTATGCGACGACGTGGCCGCACGCTGCAGCAGAGCCTTCATGCTCGGCGTGGTGCGGACTTCTATGCGTTCTGACTTGGCTTCGGCGACGGACATCGGGATCTCCTGTCATCGACTATATAGCATCCGGACATTGTACGGACAAGGGCTGGACGCGAGTTGGCAAGCCCCAGCCCCACGAACCACCAATTCAGGCCCGCGATATCTGGACTAATCGCCGCTTCCTTCGCGGAGATTCCGATGGCTTTCCGCGGCATCCGTTAAGTTTCTCCGCATCATATGCGGAGAATAGACGGGCCAATCTCCGCAGATAAGCCAAGTCCGTAGGAAGGGAGCGCTGCGGGAATCGACGATATTGGTTCCGCTTCTCCAACCACAACGTCCACCCAATGAAGGATTGACCAGTGAGCCGCTCGAAAGCCGGCCGTCCGGCGCACGTGCCGACCGACGACACCCGCAACCTCGTGGAATCGCTGTCAGGCTTCGGCATCCCCCAGGACGAGATCGCCCGCCTGGTAGGCATCGATCCCAAGACGCTGCGCTTCCACTACGCCGACCAGATCGAACTAGGCTCCATCAAGGCCACGGCCAAGGTGGCGCAAAATCTGTTCACCATGGCGTGCAAGCCCACCCGGGAAGGGCTCTCGGCCGCGATCTTCTGGCTAAAGGTGCGAGCGGGCTGGTCGGAGTACGCGCCGCGGCCACGAGCCGAGGAGCCGCTGGGCAAGAAGGAGGCAGCCGAGCGCGATGCCCTGACGGCGGGCGACGGCAACGAGTGGGGCCGGCTGGTCAACTAGAATGCGTCCCGCCTGACGTTAGTCAAAGGTCGCAAAGTGGAATTGATCTAAAGATAATCCTGCCATCGGACTAGTCGCCGAGGGGTCGATCTGAACCTTACGACGGCAGCGTGCTGCAACACACGTTGTCCGATGGCACCCGGAGCCTTGGCCGATTTGAAGTTCTGATTTCAAATTAGGACACTACCCCAAACTCAAACATCTGGGAGAGTCGGGCTGACATGGGACCGTGGTCGCTGGCCGTGCCGGATTGGCGCGAGCGCATCCGGACGGGGCGATCGCTGCTGCCCGATCTGCCGCACCTCAACCGTGCCCAGGCCAACCGGGCGATTGCGATCTTCAACAAGCTACGGTTGCCCGACGTGATCGGCACGCCGGCACTGTCGGAGGCGGGGGCAGACTGGTTCCGCGAGATCGTGGGCGCCCTGCACGGGTCGTTCGACCCGGTCGCCCGGGAGCGAATGATCCGCGAGATCTTCCTGCTGGCGCCGAAGAAGAGTTCGAAGACGAGCTACGCCGCGGCGCTGATGGTGACGACGCTGCTGATGAACGAGCGGCCACGGGCCGAGTTTCTGCTGGTGGCGCCGACGGTCTCGCTGGCGCACATCGCTTTTAGCCAGGCGCTGGGCATGGTCGACAAGGATCCGGACGGGTTTCTCCGCAAGCGCCTGCATGTGCAGGAGCATCTGCGGAAGATCACGGATCGGCGAACCAAAGCGACGCTGGAAATCAAGGCGTTCGACACCACGGTGCTGACCGGCGTGAAGCCCACCGGCGTGCTGCTGGACGAGCTGCACGAGATCGCCAAGGTGGCGGCAGCCGAGCGGATCATCGGCCAGCTGCGGGGCGGGCTGCTGCCCAACCCCGAGGGCTTCCTGGTGTTCATCACGACCCAGTCGGACGAGCCGCCACGCGGTGCGTTCCGGGCGGAGCTGATGGTGGCGCGCGCCATCCGGGACGGTAAGACCCGGGGAGCGATGCTCCCGGTGCTCTACGAGTTCCCCGAGGACATCGCCAACGACACCGCCGATCCGCCGGCGTGGCAGGATTCCAGCAAGTGGTGGATGGTGACGCCGAACCGCGACCGGTCGGTCACGATCAAGCGGCTGGAAGACGACTGGGCGCAGGCGAAGGCCAAGGGCCAGGGCGAGATCATTCGCTGGGCGTCCCAGCACCTTAATATCGAAATCGGCCTGGCGCTGCGCTCTGATCGCTGGGTCGGTGCCGATCTCTGGCAAAGGGCGGCGGACAGGACGCTCACCCTGGACGCCCTGCTCGAGCGGAGCGAGGTGGTAGTGATCGGCATCGACGGCGGCGGGCTGGACGATCTGCTGGGCCTGGCGGTGCTGGGCCGCGAGCGGATCACCCGGCACTGGCTACTGTGGTCGCGGGCGTGGGCTCACGGTTCGGTGCTGGAGCGGCGCAAGAGCGAGGCCTCGGTGCTCCGCGACTTCGAAACCGCCGGCGAAATGCGGATCGTCGCCAACCTGGGCGACGACATCGCAGAGATCGCAGCCCTGGCCGAGCGGATCGACGAGAGCGGCAAGCTCGGATCCGTCGGCCTTGATCCGTTCGGGGTGGGAGCCATCGTGGATGCCCTGGCGGAGGTGGGGATCGCCGGCAACGACCGGGTGGTCGGCATCACGCAGGGCTGGAAGCTGACCGGCGCGATCAAGACCACCGAGCGCAAGCTGGCCGACGGCACTTTTAGCCATGGCGGTCTTGGCCTGATGGCGTGGGCGGTGGGCAACGCGAAGGTCGAACCCAAGGGCAACGCCATGGTGATCACGAAACAGGCCTCGGGCACGGCCAAGATCGATCCGCTGATGGCAGCGTTCAACGCGGTCGCCCTGATGGCGATGAACCCGCAAGCCGCCGGGCGATCGTATCTGCGGTCGAGCGAGATGCTCGTTCTTTAGAGGGAACCATGATGAATCTGCTTGCTGCCGCCGTGCGTACAATCGCAATGGCGGTGCCCGGTCTTGTCCGCGATCTGGTGGGCCTCTGCGGGGTCGGCCTCGTGTCCTACGGCGCCTGGCTGATCTATCTGCCTGCCGGTTTTATCACCGGGGGCTTGCTGCTCATCGTCGGTGCGCTGCTGATCTCGCTCGGCAGCCGCGCGGCCAGTTGATGGGGGGACTGTTCGGCTCCCTGGCGTCCGGCCTGCGACGCCGCGAGCTGAAGACGACCGATGCGGGGAACCTCAGCTGGGCAGCGCTGTTCGGCCAGCAGAACTCGCGCGCCGGCGTGTCGGTCAACGTCGACAGCGCCCTGAAGGTATCGACGGTGTTCGCCTGCCTGCGCGTCCTGGCCGACGGCATCGCGCAGGTGCCGCTAAAAGTTTATCGGGAGAAGGCCGACGGCTCGAAGGAGCTAGCGAAGGACCATCCTGCCTACCGGCTGCTGTCAAGGCGTCCAAACGACTGGATGACCTCCTTCGAGTTCCGCCAGGTCATGATGTTTCATGCTGTTCTGCTCGGGAACGGCTGCGCCTACATCGGCCGCATCCGCGGCGTGCCGCGGGAGCTGATCCCGCTGGTGCCCGGCAGCTATACGATCGAGCAGGCGAAGGATTACACCCTGACCTACCGGCTAACCGGCCTGAATGGACAGGCGACGGTCCTGCCCCGCGAGGAGGTATTCCACCTACGGGGCCCGAGCTGGACCGGTGCCGCCGGCCTGGACGCCCTGCAGGTCGCGCGCGAGGCGGTGGGACTGGCCATCGCCACGGAGGAGACGCACGCGGCGCTTCATGCCAACGGCACGCAGCCTGGCGGTGTGCTGTCCGTAAAGGGCTCGCTGGACGATGCTGCCCGGGCGCGCCTGAAGGAATCCTGGGCGCAGTACCAGGGCGGGCTGGCGAACCGGTTCAAAACGGCCGTGCTCGACATGGACAGCACCTGGACGCCGCTCGGCATGAAGGGTGTCGATGCCGAACACTTGGACACCCGTCGATTCCAGATCGAGGAGATCTGTCGCGACCTGAAAGTGTTCCCGCAGATGGTGGGCTACGCCGACAAGACGGCGACGTTCGCCTCCGCCGAGGCGTTCTTCCTCGCGCACGTGATCCACACCCTCAATCCGTGGATCGAGAACTGGGAGCAGTCGCTGGCCCGCGACCTATTCCCCGATGAAGACGACATTTTAGCGAAGTTTTCCATGCAGGGCCTGCTGCGCGGCGACAACGCGGCGCGCGCCACCTTTTACGCCAGCGGCATCACCAACGGCTGGCTGACCCGCAACGAGGCGCGGCGGCTAGAGGATCTGAACCCGATCGAGGGACTGGGCGAGCCGCTGCTGCCCCTCAACATGAGCACGCAGGCCGAGCGCCCTGCGCCACTGCCGCCCGGAGGCAACTGACATGCTGCGTACCACCCGGCCATTCGAGCTGAAGTTCGCGAGCGATACGAAGCCAGGGTCTTTTTCCGGCTACGGCGCGGTGTTCGACAACATCGACGACGGCGGCGACATCATCGTCAAAGGCGCCTTTAGGGACACGCTCGCCGAGTGGAAGGCCCGGGGCAAGATGCCAAAGATGCTGTGGCATCACGGCCTTGGCATGTCGTCGGAGGACCTGCTGCCGATCGGCTACTGGACCGGGATGGAGGAGGACGGCCACGGCCTGAGGGTCGAGGGGCAGCTCATCGCCCTGGACACCGACCGCGGCCGCACCTTGCACGAGGGCATGATGGCCGAGGCCATTGACGCCATGTCGATCACCTACTCGGTCGTGGAGAGTTCTTACGGCAAGCTGGCGGGCGAGACCTTCCGCTCCATCAGCAAGCTCGACCTGTACGAGGTGGGCCCCGTGCTGTGGGGCATGAACGACCAGGCCGGGATCGAAGACGCCAAGGCGTCGAAGAGCATCAAGACCATAAGAGATTTTGAGAGCTTCCTGCGGGATGCAGGTGGGTTTTCGATTGCCGCCGCCAAGGCAATTGCCAGCGGCGGCTTTAAAGCCAATCCGACCCCTCGGGATGAGGGCGGGACGGCGAAGGAGCTGGCGAGCCTGCGTGACCGTGCCGCCAGCGTTTTCTCCCCCTGAACCGAAGGACAGGACAATGAATATGGGCAATCTGCGCCGCATCGAGCGCAAGGACGATGGCGGTCTCGGCGTCGCCGCCGAGGTCAAGAAGGTCGTCGACCCACTGATGACGGGCTTCGAGGAGTTCAAGAAGACGAACGATCAGCGCCTGGCGGAGATCGAGAAGAAGGGTGCGGCCGATCCCGTGACCCTGGAGAAGCTCAACAAGATCGAGGCCGATCTCGCCCGGACCGAAGAGGTGAACCAGAAGCTGGTGGCCATCGAGCGGGAAGCCAAGGCCGCGATCGAGCGCGAGCAGGAGCTGCGCGAGACCATCGACAGGCTGGAGCTGAAGCTCAAGCGGCCCCTGGTCGGCGGCGAAGACCTCAAACTGCAGCGCAAGGCCACTCACGCGACCTGGGCGCGTGCGGCGGTCCTGTCTTCGATGGGGGGCACGCCGCTCTCGGACGAGCACCGCAAGGTGCTGGCCGACGTAGAAGCCGAATGCAAGTCGCTCTCGATCCAGAACGACACGACCGGCGGCTACCTGGCGCCTCCGGAGTATGTGAAGGAGATCATCAAAGGCATCACCGAGATGTCGCCGGTGCGCTCCTTGGTCCGGGTCCGGTCGACCGGGGCCAAGTCCATCATGCTGCCCAAGCGCACCGGCCAGTTCGCCGCGCGGCGCGTTGGTGAGCAAGAGACCCGCACCGAAACCACCGGTCTCACCTGGGGCATGATCGAGATTGTGGTCCCGGAGATGTGCGCGCTGATCGATATCAGCCGGCAGAACCTGGAAGATTCGGCGTTCGATCTGGAAGCCGAGCTGCGGCTAGAAGCCGACGAGCAGTTCGCGGTCAAGGAAGGCGCCGAGGTCGTGTCGGGCACGGGCGTCAACCAGTGCGAGGGGTTTTTGACCAATACCGACGTGGGCTCGACCGTCTCGGGGTCCGCGGCCACCGTGGCGGACGCCAACGGCCAGGCGGACGGCATCCTGACCCTAAAACACGCGATCAAGACGGCCTATACGCGCAATGCCACCTGGGCACTGAACCGCACCACGCTCGGTTCGGTCCGAAAGCTCAAGGACGGCAACAAGCAGTACATCTGGATGCCCGGGATTGCGCTCGGCAAGCCCAACACCATCGACGGCGACCCGTATGTGGAAGTCCCCGACATGCCGAGCGAGGGGGCGAATACGTATCCCATCGCCTACGGCGACTTCGCCCGGGCTTATACGCTGGTCGATCGCCTCGCCATGTCGCTCCAGCGCGACAATCTCACCCAGGCGACTAGCGGCAATGTCCGCTTTCTGTTCTGGAAGCGTGTCGGCGGCGCGGTGACGTTGGCCGAGGCCATTCGCAAGCTGAAGTGCTCGACCTGATCGGTCGGCAAGCATCGGACATCGATCGAAGGCGCGCTTCCTAGAAGCGCGCCTTTTCTCATTCTGCAATTGAAGGACTGTCACCATGCAAGACCTGCACAACAACATTCACCTGAAGCGGGGCATCAGCCCCGCTGCCGCCGTTGCGGACAATACGCCGTTCGTCTCGCAGATCGCGGACCTTGCGGGCTATGATGCCGCCGAGTTCGCCATCCTGACTGGCGCGCTGGCCGACGCCGATGCCACGTTCACCACCCTCGTCGAGCACGGGGACGCGGCCAACCTGTCGGATGCTGCCGCCGTTCCCGATGATCAGCTGCTGGGGCTGGAAGCGCAGGCGAGCTTCCTGTTCAGCGACGACGACAAGGTTTTCAAGATCGGCCTGCGTACCAGCAAACGCTATGCCCGCGTGACGATCACGCCGGCGGCCAACACCGGCAACGCCTTCGTCGCAGGCGTCTGGATCCTCGGACGTCCCCGCAACCGGCCGACCTCGAATCCGCCGGCCTGAAGATGACCTGAGGCGGGCGGCTCCGGTCGCCCGCTTCTTCGTTCTTCACCTGATGCGGAGGCCACGATCATGCGTGCAACAGTCACTACGGCGTTCTCCGGCGCCGAGGATGGGACGCTTCATCCCCGTTGGATCGCCGCCGGCGAGATCATCACCGGCTCCCTGGCCGAAGCCGCAGTCGCCGCGGGCTGGGCAACAGATCTGGATACCGCGCCGGACCCCCAGGAAAGCGCCCCCGAATCGGCAGGAGCGGAGAC